CAAAACCAAAACGCTGCCACCGCCACCAATCATAACCAGTGCAACAAATCAGTCTGTCCAAGCAAAAATCAACGCTCTGTACAACGCTGCAAAGTCTGGAAACATTGCAAGCCTGAACGCGATTTCTACCAACCCGGCTGCAATTCAAACCTACTCGAAAAAAGCTCACGCCTACAAACAGCAACTCTTAGCAGCAATGCAAGATGGTGCAACCGCGAACCCTGAGCACGTTGTTCCAGTGTCGCAACCTACGGCCGATTTTGGGGCAGCTAAGGCATCGGAGAAGGCTGCTGCTGCTTCGGTCGCTCAAGCCGATGAAATGCTCAAGTCCGACGGCAAGAAGGTTCCAAAGGGTCTGTTCTCGCAGCCTCCGACGTTCCAAGGCTCAAAGACCGAAGTGAACAATGCTTCGGCAGAGAAGATTTTGCAGTTGGCTCGGTCCAGCGACAAGGAAGGTATCCAAGCGGTCGACGTTCCAGACGGGACAAAAATCGGGGAGTTCAAAAAGAAAATCCTCTCCGAAATTGACCAGATACCTGAGAAAAAAGCAGCGTACCAAAAACAAAAAGCTGAGGCGCAAGCGGCTCAGGCAAAAGCAAAAGCCGAGCAAGAAAAGGCGGCTGCTGAGTTTAAGCAGAAGTACGGCGATGATTTCTTTTCAGCAGCAAAGGCGCTGACCAAATCCAACACGGTTACCAAGTCGGTCGGTTGGTGGAACATCACACACGAAAACATTCCTGTCCCTCATGTGCCTGCAAATGTGCAAGCAGGACCAGAGCGACACGTACTGATGGCTAAAGGTTACGAGGCTTACGAAAAAGCACCCACGGCTGTGCAAAATGCAATCAAAAAATTTACTGGTTCGTATTCTGGAACCATCAATAACGATATGGTTTCCACAAAAGGTGATCCTAAATCGGCCCTTGCAAAAAACGCAGCTAAAGCGTTGGAAAAATACAGCGTCGATTTGCCGGAAGGAATGTTCCTGTCCAGGAAGTATTCCTATAGCACTGGTCCTGGGAAGCACTTAGTCCCTGGTCAAGTGATTTTTTCCGATACCATTCACTCGACTTCGGTTGACCCTGATGTTTGGTCTGGAAGCACACACATGCACATCACCATCGGAAAAGGAGTTAAAGGACTTCCGGCTGAGCACTTTTCTAGCCACAAGTCCGAAAAAGAGGTTGTGATGGGTGCAGGCCAAAGGTACGTCGTGACCAAATACGAACCGCCAGATTCGAGCGGAATCGATCGGATTTACGTTTTGGCGCTGCCCACTGGCGGCGTTGACTAGGTAGGATGATTCGATCGGAGGAACTGGAGAAATGGCAAAAGAAATCAAAGAAAACCTTGGGAACTACGATACTGTGGTCCAAATCCTGCGGACGGCAGTTGATGAGTTTTTCACCTACCTTGGGACCACAAAGGACGATCCAGAGGCTCGGGCTGCGTGGATGACCAAGATGTGCTCGACCCTCGGGGACCTGTTCCTCGACGGGTCAAAGCAGTACGAGGCGGTCGAGGTCTGGAACGCTCCGGGCAAGATCGACGCTTACCTAGCCGATCTGTATCCGTTTCCAACCACGGATCCCAAAGAACGGATGCGTTGGTTTTTCGTTGTGTTCTTCAACGAAATAAACGAGCTTCATGCGTTCGCGTCAACTCCTGGCGTGTTGGATGAACAATGGAAGCCAAGCGGGGCAAGGCTGTTCCAAAGGTTCGCCATGATGCTGCTGGGTATCCCATTGGACGAATTTGCAGATGCAACCGAGGAATCCTCTACGGTCGAAGTGCAGGAAAGCGTCAAGCTCTCCGGCCGTCAAAGAGCAATGCTCGAGAACTGGAAAGACTACCCCTGATGCCTGAGCTGAAAGATCGCGCAAGCTACGAAGAACGAATGTCCGAGGCGATGGAAGAAGTCTTTGCGGCTGCGCTGGCCGTGGCTGCTGACGGCCTGATGGCGGTGAACGCTGCAATAAAAACAGCGTTGAAAAAATACGTCGGGCCGATCCTGGAAGAAATCCAGCGGCGGGTGATTATCATCATGCTGATTCTGTTCGGGGATGACGATGCGGGTTCGGTCCTCGGTGACGCACCGCAGTCCCAGGGGCCGATCTACGACGATCTGAACAGGCGTGCATCCAAGGGGGCAGAGAAGCAGGTCGACGAGCTAGGCGACCAAATGGCCGACACAAATCGCACCTGGGCGAACGAGTGGGACAGCGAGCAACCGTTCGACGAGTGGGCCAAGGATAGGCTGTTTCCGGGATCGCGTGCCGAGACGGTAGCCGTGACCGAAACGACCTCGGCTGTGTCCCTGGGTGAACGTCTGGTGGTCGATCGGATGCGAGAGCTAGGCGTGGAGGTCGATGCGGTATGGATCACGAAGCGGGACGAGCGAGTGTGCCGTGTCTGTGGTCCGTTGCACTTCCGACCGACGAGCCAATGGATCGACGACCATCCGTTCGGGCCTCCGGCGCATCCGAACTGCCGGTGCTATTTGACCTACTATACGAGGTGAGCAGGAGAAGGATAGAATTTCTAATATGAGCAAATTCTTACGCGAATCACAAAACGGGTTTGATCGAATCGACACGAAGGCCGGGATCATCTACGGCGTGAAGGTGCTCGGTGCAAAAAGCAAGAACGGCCGCATTTACGAGGACGCTGCAATGCGTCGGGCGGTCCCGATGTACGAGGGTGTATCGGTCAACCTGAACCATATTCGCAACGACCCGAACACGAAGTCCTACACCGAACGTCCGATCCAGGATCGTTGGGGCGTGCTGAAAAATGCCCGGTTCGAGGGCGGCAGTATCTACGCCGACTTGCACTATCTCAAGAGCCACCCTGCAACACCGCAACTGGTCGAGGCCGCTGCTCGATTCCCAGAAACGTTCGGGCTGTCCCATGATGCCGGTGGCGATGAACAGGTGATCGACGGCGAGCGTCGCGTGGTTGAACTGTACGAGGTTCGCTCTGTCGACGTTGTGGCTGACCCGGCAACGAACGCTGGTCTATTCGAATCCTACTTGCCAAGCGAAAGGCAGCAAATGATGGAATCCAGGCTCAAGAGGCGTTTGGTACGGCTTGCAAGGATGAACCTTCTGGAAGTGCGCGACGGGGACGGTGACGGCAAAATCAACGACGGCAAATCCAGCGAAGGTCCAGCACCGCCGAAGCAAGCAAAAAAAAGAGTATCGCAGTCAAGGGCATCTAAAAAAGTAAGCCAGACTGCTCCTGCACAGCAAAGCCAGTCCGACCAAAACAAGCAATCCGAAGAGCATTTTTATAAAAACAAACAAGTTCTTGGAGCTATTGCAGAAAAAACACTAGGGCTCGAAACAACTGAAACAAGGAACAGTGATCGGCTTGATTTTGCAGAAACAAGCGTATGGTCAATGCGTAAAGCTGGGAAGGAAGCATTTGTGGCTGGCGCAGGAAGACCACCAAATACCAAAGAGCAACTTGCAATCGATGCGGTATTGAAAAAAGAATTTGATCGAGATTCATTAGACACAAAAAACAACAGTAGCGACTTTTCGGAAATTCACGTGAAATCTGCAAGAATAGCACTTGGTGCTATTCATAAGCAAGGAGCTTCGTCTGGCTCAAGTTCCGGTGCAAAAAAACCAAAGGATGCTCAAACCAAACTGTCGCAAGCGGACAGAATCGCTCGCGCAGAGCGACGGTCAACGCGATACGCAAGAATGGCAAATAAGGCATACAGTCGCGGCCAAGGGTACGTCGACGCAAGCAAGCAAGTTGGTGGTCCAATGTCTGACAGGCTTCGAGCACGCGGGGACGAGTTGGTGCAATCGTCGAGACGCTTGATGGGAAAGTCAAACACAGTGAAAAAAGCAATCGCGAAGGTGAGCGATCCAAGCCAAAGTCCATCGTCATCTAAAAAGATTCCTTCCAGCCTAACGCAAGCCGACAAGATTACTCGCGCTCAACGAAGGGCCGATAGGTACCAGAAGAAGGGCATGAGGATGGAGGACAAGGGCAACACCATGGTTCAGAGCGCTGGCAGCAACGACAAGCAGGCAAGCAAAGGCTATGAGCTTATTCGTGCTGGAAACCGTTTAACTGGCAAGTCGCAAACGGTGCGAAAAGCAATCGACAAGGTAAAATCCAACGCACAAAAATAGTCGCGTTACATTTTCTGGTGAGCAACCTATCGTTACGGTATAGCATCGGAAACGTCGAAACCAAATCACTTCGGAGCAGAGCAAATGAAAAAAACCATCCGTCAATTACTCGAAGGAAACATGCCGAAAACCGACGACGATATGGAAGTCCAGGAGTGCATGGAAGAAGCCATGGGCCAGTATCCAGACCTCGGTGATATGGAAGTCCCGATGAAGGACAAGTCCGACGACGAGATGGACGAGGGCTATAACAAGATGCCCGAAGGCTATGGCGATGACGATATGGATCCTTCGACCGGAATCAAGCACGCGTTCAAGGCTGCGATGATGAAGGTACTCGACGACGATTCGCTCGATACGGCCGGGAAGCTCGCGAAGCTGAAAATGATCCTTGCTGTGTCCGACAAGGCAATGGAGGCGATGGGCGGCGGCGCGTCTGCTGCGATGGATGCGGCTGCGATGCCAGCAATGGAAGAATCCTACAAAAAGCAGATTGCAGGACTCCAAACTGAACTGGATCGATCGCGGTGCCAAACGCTTCTGGTCGAGTCCGGTATCGAGGTTTCCGACGTTCGAATCAAGGCTCTGATGGCCCTGAAAGAATCCGAGCGTTCGGACCTGACGAAGACCTGGAAGTCTGGAAACGTTTCCAACGGGAAGCGTCCAGTTCGGACCGGATCGGTCATGCAAGAATCGGCTGCGGTATCGTATCCGCAGTCGACCGATGATTTCAAAAGGCTGTTGAGCTAGTCGCTCGGCTGCGTGTTTTTTGGTTACTCAACCTAATAAGAGGATGCAATTATGAAGGGTCTACTACTACCCGACGCGGCTGGAAAGTTCCCAAGGACTTCTGGATTCGTCGATCACTTCGACGGGCTCAACACGGCTCGATGGACTTCTGTTCTGACCGACTCGGGAACGGCTGCGGTCGGTGATGAAGTCGGCGGCGTGGTCACTCTGTCCCCCTCGGACGGAACCGTGGCCGACAACGACGAAGCGTACATCCACACCAAAGAAATCTTCAAGATCGCTGCCGGTAAGCCGATCGAGCTTGCTGCCCTGGTGCAGTTCACCCAGGCCGCAACGAACGCTGCAAACGTGTACGTCGGACTAATGGATGCGGTCAGTGCAAACGCGCTGGTCGACGGCGGCGGTGGTCCGAAAACGAGTTTCAGCGGCGCGGGTTTCTTCTGCAAGGACGGAAGCCTGAACTGGCATGTGATCTACTCGGACGGCTCGACGCAAACGATCGCTGAACTGACGGCAACGAACAGCCTGAATAAGCTGGCGAACGTCGGCGGCGGTGCTGCGGCTCAACTGCTCGAAATCAGCATCATTCCGAAAACTTCGGCACTGGTCGATGTTGCGTTCAAGATCAACGGTTCGACCGTCTTTAAGATGCTCGATCGGACTTATGCGAACGCGACTGAAACCTCGGGCGCGCTCGGCGTGAAGAACGGAACGGCAGCACAGCAAGCTCTCAAGAGCGATGCGTTCGTGTGCCACCAAACGGTTTAGTTTTTTGCTGTCCTCACAGTGAGGGCGACGGTAAGTTTTCTCAGTTTGAATAGGGAACAAAGCGATGGTATTAGACGCGAAAACCCGTCGTCACCAGGAATTGCGACGGTTGTACGAGGCTGCTGTCCGGGATCAAAACCCTGGACGGTTCATGAGCGACTTCCAAGAGTCGTTGCGTGGTGACGCTGCGGACTTGGCAACTCGATGGTCGCTGCGGCAGTTGTTCGAGCAGTTCGTCCCAGACGGGCGTGAGGCTGCAAACATGCTGCGTCCGTCCTCGGGCGGCGGTTACCAAATCCAGGAATCTGCGGAGCTGGTCGATACAAGCCAGTTCGCAAACATCATCGGCCAGATCATGTACACCGCGACGCTCCAAGGCTTCAACCAGCCTGGATTGATCGGTGACCAACTGGTCGAGGTGATCCAGACCCAATTCTCCGGCGAACGCATCCCCGGCGTTGGTCGCCTTGGCGACGATCTCGATATCGTCAACGAGGGCGGCGAATACCCGAATGCTGTACTGGGTGAAGAATACGTCGATACGCCTGAGACGATCAAGCGTGGTCTGATCCTTAACGTTACCCGCGAGGCAATCTACTTCGACCGAACCGGCGTTCTGATGAGCGAGTGCGGTCGAGTCGGAGAGCGCGTCGGGGTGAACCGCGAGAAGCGAATCATCGACGTTGTGACTGGAATTTCGACCGTGTACCGTCGAAACGGGGCTGCTGCTGTCGCAACGTATGCTGCCGATAACACGGTTACGAACACGCTGGCCGACTGGACTTCGATCGATACGGTCGCCCAGAAGTTCAACGCGTTGACGGATCCTGTTACCGGCGAACCAATCTCGATCGACATTAAGACGATCGTCGTTCCGAAGGCCCTGGAAATGCTTGCGAACCGAATCATGACGGCAACCATGACCCGGCAAGCGACGAACACTGGCAACAACCAGACGTACGTCAACGGCAACAGCGTAATGGGATCGCCTTCGGTATTGACCGGTCAGTACGTCAAGCAACGAACCGCATCGGACAGCACTTGGTTCGCTGGCGATCCGAAGGCTGCTTTCGTGTACATGCAGAACTGGCCTTTGACGGTTACCCAATCGGATGAGAACTCCGAGGTCGGTTTCACTCGGGACATTGTTGCCCGGTTCAAGGCCTCCGAGCGTGGCGCGGCTGGCGTGCGTGAACGGCTCAAGATGGCCAAATGCACCTAACGATCCACTCGTAGTGGTTGGAGAGGACGGGAAAGACCGCCTGGGGCAACTCGGGCGGTTTTTTTGCGCCTGTAGCGTGGCAAGGTTTCGGCGTGTAGAATCCGACGAGTACGTTTTTTCCAATCCCCTAAAGGAGTAACCCATGGCCGACAAGAACCCCGCACCATCGCTCGAAGAACGCTTGGCAAAACTCGAGCAGGCTGAGGCAAGCCTACGCGAACGCGAGAAGGCTTTGGAGGCTAGGGAAGAATCCCTGGCCAATGCGAAGGACTCTGGTGCTGTGCGTCCTGTACGGCCGTCTGAGGCGGTCTGCGTGGGCGACGGCTACGAGTTCGAGGTTAAGCCGGTCAAGGCTGATTCGACCCTGCCGACAAAGACGATAAGCTGCTGCGACGAGTCGGAAGCGATCCGGTGGTATGTCGCCACAACTCCGAGTCCAGAGAACGCGGGAAAGCAGGTCGATCCGGTCAAGCACCCACTAAAGGCAACATGCCAAGACGCTCGGCGGGAGTCCCAACGAAAGCAAACCCTGATGCTCGCAAACCTACGTGCCAAGGCCGAACGCGGGAACATGCTAACTGCCCAAGAGCAAGCGATGCTCGACGAGGCCGATATGAAGCGAGCCGGCTTCTAGGTGAGCATGATTCGGCTAGGATAGCTTGCGAGGTGCAGGATGAGTGTTCTCGACGATCTGAAAACGCGACGCGCGACGGTAGCGGCTGAGCTTGCTGCAATGTCGAAGCTGTCGATGGGGGGCAAGCCAAACGCGATGACGGCTGACGGTGGTACATCGGTCGATCACGTTGGGTTCCGTCGGTCGCTGTTGGAAGAACTGAAAATGCTCGACGACGCAATACTCCGCGAGGCTGAGGTCCAGTCTGCAATCGATGACGAAGATGGTTCGTGGGAAATTGAATCTCAGGTGTACACATGATCACGGTCAACGTTCTGTCGGTTACGATTCCAGACACGCAAACCGAAAGCGATGCAATCACAATTCCAGAAGGATGCGTCCTTGCTGCAATCTCGACGAACAGCGACGGCTTCGACGGTGCGAACGTCGGGTATCAAGTCCAGATTGAAGGAAACTCAAACTGGCTGACTGTGAACCAAGTCGATTCAACGACCCCGCACACAACGGCGCTGGGTGCTACCAAGTGTTATACCCCGGTCAATACAAACGTGTTCCTTGCGTCTGCAAGGGGCTACAACGATCGTATGCGGCTCAAGGCTGCGACGGCACAGACAGGTGCGATTACTTTCCAACTCCACTTCCGAACACTCCGATAGGTCAACCATGCTGCTCAAGAAGTCTGAACTGGTTCAATTTGCGGTCGCTGCAATTTTCTGTGCGTTGAGTTTTTGCCTCGGCGCGGTGCTGTTTAAGCCTGAAACAAAAGCAAAGCCTGACGATCACATTCAGCAGAAAATCGCTGAGCTGACTGCGGCTTATCAGGAAATGCTTCGGGAAAGAGTATCGGAAGGAAAGGCTGCAAAGCCTGCTCTAAATCCTGCTCGTAGTATCGAGCCAAAGAAACTCGTGATCTTCACGCTGCCAAACTGCCCACCGTGTAAATCGTGGGTCGCAACGCAACCGCAACGCTTCCGAGATGCGGGTTGGGAAGTTGTCGAAGTCCCACAAGGGGACTATCCGCACAACCATCCGTATACTGTCGCCCCAACATTTTCTTTGACCCAGGGCTCAAAATCTTCTGTGTATGTCGGATCATTGTCGCTTGAAACTGCGGAAGTTTTGATCGCTCGTTAATTTTGTTTCTTTCTGGAAGGGAACCAGTATCGCTTAAAAATGGAGACTGCTGTGACCCCAGAAGAATTGAAAGCACTGATTCGGTTGATCCCCGGTTGGGAATCCAAGACCTCGCAAGAAGTCTTGGATGCACTTCAAGAGGAAAACATCCCATTCGAGAACTCGGGTGATTTTACGTGGAAGGGGCTAGCGTCGGTTTGGGTTCCCGAGACAAGAATGCGATTTGGTAGGGGTGGGTGTAAACTGCTGCAAGACGTTCTCTTGCAGCAGGGGGAAACTTGGGCTATCTCGCAGTTATCTTCTGGGATGCCCTTGAACGATGTTGACATCCAAAACACGTTCAACTTTCTCGACCAAGTAGGCTTGGTTCCAGGAGCTAGGCATCTTGCTCGCGAAGTCAAAAGAAACATCAGCCTGCTAGAGCAAGCTCGCATCCAAGAACGAATCGAGAAGTTTCACATCGAGATCGAAGTCCCAAGCATCGAAGAAATCGAAACCTGCTTGTTTGCGATGAAGCTGGCCGATCTACGAACTTTACGCGAAGAACAGATGTGGGACCGAGTACAGGTCTACAAAGTCGCACTTACCGCCTATGACGGCATTGGCCGGGAACCGGAGTTGTAAAAAATGACATTTACAAGATTTGTCGAATTTGAAATTCGCACAACCGGTTCAGATACCAATGGCGGTGGTTTCGCTCCCGGAGGAACTGGAGTAAATTATAGCCGACAGAACTCTCCACAGTACGCTGTGACCGATGCTGTACATTCTGGAACTGGGTTTAATATCACATCTGCTACGGCAAATTTTGGCACAGATGTTGTTGGTAACATTTGCTATTTCGCTGGTGGCTCAGGTAATGCGATTCCAAGGTGGTGGCAAATTACGGCACGTGTGAATTCCACAACAATAACCGTAGATACTAGAGCATTTCCACCATCAGCCGTAGCAACGACTGGAGCAACCCTTAACATAGGAGGAGCTTTAGCCACCCCCGGTACTTTTGGTCATATGTTTTCACAGCAGCCGGGAGAAGGTATGATAGGGTGGCTCCAAAAAGGGACTTACCAAATCACTTCAAACACCGCAAATATAAGCGGGGGGAAAATCAGCCTACATTCTGGCTCTGGGTACAGCTCTGGATTGCTTGTAGGATATGATACAATTCGTGGAGATCGGACTGGAATAA